CAATTGAATGAAATTGCACTGAATGCCGAGATTGAGCGTGACCGTAATGCACAGATTCAAATGCAACCAGGGATGGCGCCACAATGAAGCAGAAGATTGATTTAGGTTTTCGGGCCGAGCAGTTGCTTGGCAACGATGTACTGATGGCTGCATTTAATGAACTTGAAATGCAATACACAAGCCACTGGAAAACAAGTAAAGTTGACGAGTCTGCAAAGCGCGAACAGGTTTATATGAGCCTGCGGGTGCTGGATGATTTGAAAACCAAGCTGCAAGTGTTTATTGACGATGGGAAGATCGCCAAGAAGCAACTGCAAAAGATGAATACTTGATAAACTAGGAACCAATTACATGAGCAATAACACCACGGCCTCGGCCAGTGTTTCGCAAGCCATGACGGCTGACCAAGCCGCAAATGCCATCGAGTCGATGCTGTCCGGAGACGGAGAACAGCAGGAGCCCGAGGCGCTGATGGGCGATGAGCCCGAAACCATCGATGAGGAAGTTTCTGCTGAAGATGACGCGGCAGAGGTGGAATCTGAAGATGTAGAGTCTGAGGACGCTGAGGAACCTGAGCAAGAAGAACAGCCATCGAAGTTCACCGTCAAAGTTGACGGCAAGGATGTTGAGGTGACGCTGGACGAGTTGCAGAAGGGCTACAGCAGGACCGAGGACTACACGCGCAAAACCCAAGCGCTGGCCCAAGAGCGTAAGCAAGCTCAGGCCGAGTTTGAGTCTGTGCGAAACGAGCGTGCCCAATACGCTCAACTGTTAGGTGCCTTGCAGGAGCAGTTGACGCAAGCAACGCCCCAAGTCGATATGGACTACCTCTACAACGAGGATCCGATTGAATGGGTCAAGCAGCGTGAATTGCAGCGGTCGAATGCGGAGCGAATGGCGGCAATTGCGTCAGAGCAACAGCGTTTGAGCGCAGAGCAAGCGAAAGAGCAAAATGCTTACTTGAAGGACGAATTGTCCAAAGAGAAAGATTTGCTGCTGTCGCAAGCTCCGGAACTGAAGGATCCAAAGACTGCCGCGAAAGCGAAGCAGGATTGGATCGCGGCAGGTAAGGCAGTCGGGTTGTCCGAGCAAGAGTTGAATAATGTGAGGGATCACCGGATTTTGTTGGCGCTGCGAAAGCTGGCGGCATACGATTCGATGGTGGCCAAGCGTAAAGACTTGAAGCCGGTGCAGAGTTCAACGCCCACGGCACGACCAGGCACGATCTCCAAGCAACCACAGTCGAGCATAGTCAAGCAATCTCAACAGCGTCTCGCCAAAACTGGGAATGTCCGCGATGCGGCCAGTCTCATCGAACGACTACTTTGACTTTTTAAGGACTTATCATGGCTATTGCTTCCAATACATTCCTCACATACTCTGCCAAGGGTATTCGGGAAGATCTTTCGAATATTATTTATAATATCTCACCAGAAGAAACACCGTTTGTTTCTAATATCGGCAAGGGTTCTATTTCTAATACCCTGTTTGACTGGCAGACCGATGCACTGGCCGCAGCCGCAGCCAATGCTCAGCTTGAGGGTGACGAGACTTCTTATGACGCAGTGACCGCCACTGTTCGCCTGCAAAACTATGCCCAGATCAGCCGCAAGTCGGTTGTCATCTCCGGCACTGAGGACACAGTGAACAAGGCAGGCAGAAAATCTGAGGTAAGTTATCAAATCGCTAAAAAAGGCAGCGAAATGAAGCGTGACATCGAGTTTTCGTGCCTGAACAACCAAGCCGCAGTGGCTGGTGATTCCACGACTGCCCGCACGACTGCTTCGATTCAGGCATTCCTGAAGACCAACACGAACAAGGCCAGCGATGGTACTGATCCCGTGTACACCACCATCCCAACTGATCCCCGCAATGACGGCACCCAGCGTGCTTTCACTGAAGCGATCCTGAAGGATGTCATCCAGCAGGTCTGGACCGAAGGCGGCACCCCCAAGATGCTGCTGGTTGGCCCAGTCAACAAGGCCAAGGTCTCTGCCTTCGCTGGTATCGCTGCCTCGCGTTTCAATGTTGACGGTGCAAAACCTAGTACTATAGTTGCAGCGGCCGATATTTATGTAAGTGATTTCGGCAATATTTCTATCGTCCCTTCACGCTTCCAGCGTGAGCGTGATGCCTTCGTGGTTGACGGCGAGTACGCATCCATCGACTACCTGCGCCCGATGCAGACGATGGACATGGCCAAGACCGGCGATGCTGAGAAAAAGCTGCTGCTGTGCGAGTGGGCTCTGCGCGTCCACACCGAAGTCGCCCACGGCGGTGCCTTCGACCTGACCACCTCTTAATCTGAGGTAATCAACTAAGGGGCTGGGCTAATAACTCAGCCCCTTTTTTACATGATCGACACAAGAATTCTTTCGCAAAACAAGGGTGCTGGTATCACCCAGCTTTGGCACGAGCACACTGACGGCAGTGTGACGATTGAGACCAAGCAGGACATCACCGACATCATCGAGAACAACAAGGCCACCTACAACAATGTTGACGGCAAGGCCAACTGGAAGGGCGAGATGCACAAGGTCGGCAGCATCCCCATGAGCATTTACCATGACCTGCAAAAGCAGGGCATCCTTCAAGACCCAAAAAGGCTCAAGGCTTGGCTCAACGACAGCGCGAACCAGGTGTTCCGGACGCGGCCTGGGAAGGTATGATTGAGCCATGGCAATCACAACATACACTGAACTGAAATCCGCTGTCGCCGACTGGCTGAATCGGTCGGATTTGTCGGCTGCGATTGCCAACTTTATTGCGCTGTCTGAGACCCAGACCGAGCGCAATTTGCGGGTGCGGCAGATGCTTACCCGCGCTGACGCCACCATCGACACAAAGTACAGCGCAGTCCCGTCTGACTTCTTGCAGGCCCGCACTTTCAAGTTGACCAGCACATCGCCGGTCCAGCCGCTGGAGTTTGCGACTGATGACGAGATGGACAGCTTGGACGCCAGCAACACGGCACCGAGCCGCCCGCTGTATTTCAGCATGGTGGGTAACCAGTTCCGCGTGCATCCTGCGCCGGACTCGTCTTACACGGCTGAGTTGTCCTACTTCGCCAAGATCCCGCGTCTGACGGATGCCGCACCGACCAACTGGCTGCTGACGATGGCACCCGATATCTACCTGTACGGCGCACTGATCCAGTCTGCCCCGTACCTCAAGGACGATGAACGGATCAATGTCTGGACCACGCTGTACGCTGCTGGATTGGATGCCCTGCGGGTGGCCGATCAGGGTGCGACATCAAGCCGTGGCGTTTTGAAATCACGAGTTAAACCCTTCGGAGTGCGCTAAATGTCATCCTTCTCAGACTACACCGAGAATCTGGTTCTCAATTATTTGTTGACAGCCAACTCTGTCACCCGCCCAACGGCTTGGTATGTTGGCCTGTTCACGGCAGCCCCAAGCGACCCAGGTGGTGGAACAGAGGTCACTGGCAGCGGTTACGCCCGCAAGGTTACCGGAACAATGAGTGTGTCCGGCACAGATACCACCGCCATGAATTCGGCAGCCATTGAGTTTGCTGCTGCCAGCGGTGGCAACTGGGGCACCATCACACACGCTGCAATCTTTGACGCGCTGACCACCGGCAACATGCTGGCATGGGCACCGCTGACCACATCGCGCACCATTAACGATGGCGATGTGTTTCGCATCCCAGCGTCCAGCCTGACCGTTACCCTGACCTAAGATGGCTGCATACGGCTCCGGCTACTACGGCGGGGGCAATTACTCCTTCGGGGTAAGCCTTGGTCTTGTGGAGGTGGACAGCACCAGCAGCGCGACTGCTGCTGCTGTCCGCTATGCGTTTGGCGCTGTTCCGATGTCGGCGCAATCAACTGCTGTGGTTGATGGCGTCAGGGTCGCATTTGTATCGGCATCGGTGGCGTCTGAGGCCACTATGGTGGTGGGTTCAAATGTCATCGTCAATCAGGCGCTGACGATTGTTGCAAGCTCATCGGAGGTGGTGGCAGGCATCAGGATTGCAAAATCTCAAATCCCGATGTCTTGCGCGTCAACTTTTACTGTCAGTGGAAATCTCAAGTGGCAAGTCAAGCCGGATACATCCGAGACTTGGACGCCAATTGCAGACACAAGTGAGACATGGACACCTGTTTAATGTCCCGTTGAAACGATTTTGACAACATAATTGAACCCATCAAGAGGCACAAAAAATGGCAGATACCACCACCACCAATCTGGGGCTTACGAAGCCCGAAGTCGGCGCATCGACAGACACATGGGGCACCAAGATCAACACCGATCTTGATACCGTTGACGGCATCTTCAAGGCTGACGGCACTGGCACCTCTGTTGGCCTGAATGTCGGCTCGGGCAAGGTGCTGGTTGTTGCTGGCACCCTGTCTTTGACTGGTGACCAGATTCAGGTCAGCGAAGGCGGCACGGGTGCCACAACTGCGGGTGCTGCGCTGACCAACCTTGGCGGCACGACTGTCGGCAAGGCTGTGTTTGTTGCGGTTGATGCGGCAGCAGCCCGCACGGCAATCGGCACGGTGATCGGCACTGATGTGCAAGCCTATGACGCAGACACCGCCAAGACGGATGTGGTGCAGACCTTTTCTGTTGCCCAGCGCGGCGCAGTGGTTGCCCTGACAGACGGCGCAACGATCACGCCCGACTTCGCTGCTGGCAACAACTACAGCATCACACTGGGCGGCAACCGCACGCTGGCGAACCCGACCAACATCGTGGCCGGTCAGTCTGGCGTCATCACGGTGACCCAAGACGGCACAGGTGGCCGCACGCTGGCGTTCGGTTCGTACTTCAAGTTCGCTGCTGGCGCTGCGCCAACGCTGACCACCACGGCGGCGGCTGTCGATGACCTTGCCTACTATGTTGAAAGCTCAACGCGCATTGTCGTGAAGGCGCTGGGTGACGCACGATGATGACGCCAGGATCGGCTAACGCGCTGCTGCTGGCTGACGCTGGCTACCAGATACAGCGGTCTGTGCGAACTCGCGGGGCTTACCCTGCTACGCCATCGTACTTTAGCCGGACTGCTGGAACTCCAACGAACAATCTGAAGTGGACATTCAGCGGCTGGCTCAAGCAGGGTGTGCTCAGTGTTGGACAGCACATCTTAACTGCTGGCACTGGAACAAGTGCGTCAGAAGACTATTTGTGTTTCTTCGCTTCACAAAACAGATTGGGGTTTGTTCAGGACAACGCAAGTTCAACATATCTCACAACTGCACAGTTATTCCGTGATCCGTCAGCTTGGTATCACATTGTGTTTGTTTACGATTCGGCGCAAGCAACTGCCAGTGACCGTGCAATATTTTATGTAAACGGTGTTCGGGTAACTGCACTTAATGCGGCTACCTACCCAACGCTGAACCAAGCGTCTAAGATCAACTCAAGTGGTCTGCTGCATCGCATTAGTTCACGCACTTATACTGTTACCGAGGGCTTCGACGGCTACCTAACCGACATCAACTTCATCGACGGCCAAGCCCTGACGCCCGCATCGTTCGGCGAGATCAACTCAGTGACCGGCGTGTGGTCGGCCAAGAAGTACGCTGGCACCTACGGCACGAACGGGTTCTTCCTGAACTTCAGCGATAACTCTGCGGCCACGGCTGCGGCCATCGGCAAGGACTCATCGGGCAACGGCAACAACTGGACGCCGACCAACATCAGCGTGACTGCTGGCGTTACCTACGACAGCATGCTGGATGTACCGCTGGGGGCTGGTGGTGGGGAGAGGGGGAATTATGCGGTGCTGAATCCGCTAAGCACACTTGCTGCGGGAGCAATAGTATCTGGCGCAAACTTAAACATTGTTGGAGCATCTGCCAGCGGCTACGGTTCGCCAGCAACAATGCTGCTTACTTTTGGCAAATGGTATTTTGAAGTTACTGCTGGCTCTGTCGCTTCACGCTACCCTGTGATTGGTGTGCAAACAGAACTGACTGCGTTCTTGTCTTCTGGTTTCCCAGGCGGATATACAGCAAACGGCTTTGGCTATGGCTCTGACGGCAACAAATTCGTCAACAATGGAGCGGCTACGGCCTTCGGTTCTACATTCACCAGTGGCGATGTGATTGGTGTCGCCATTGACATTGACTCTGGCAAAGTTTGGCTGGCGAAAAACAATACATGGCAGGCTAGTGGCGACCCTGCCGCTGGAACAAATTCAGCTTACTCTCCAACCGCTGGAACACCGCTTTACCCTTGTGTCGGCACATACAACGGGGCAGGAACACACAGCGTCAACTTCGGCCAGCGCCCCTTCGCCTACACCCCGCCCACCGGCTTCAAGGCGCTGCACACGGGCAACTTGCCTGAGCCGGTGATTAAGAAGCCAGCGCAGTACATGGCGGCTACGACTTACGCGGGAACAAACGCTTCATTGACAATATCCAACGCAGTCAATGGCGCGTCGATGCAGCCCGATTTTGTGTGGATTAAAGCGAGGTCGGCTGCTGACAACCACGGTCTGTTTGATTCGGTGCGTGGTGCAAATAACCGGCTTATCTCAAACCTGACAAATGCTGACGCAACCCTGACCGACACCTTGATGTCGTTTAACTCCAACGGATTTACCTTGGGCGTTGATGCTGGCGGACGTGTAAATGCGTCCACTGAAACCTACATCGCCTGGCAATGGAAAGCCAACGGCGCAGCAGTAACCAACACCGCAGGCAGCATCACATCGCAGGTCAGCGCTGGCGTGTCGCAGGGGTTCAGCGTGGTGACTTATACCGGCACTGGCGCGAATGCCACTGTGGGGCATGGGTTGGGTGTTGCGCCAAGCATGATAATTGGGAAAAGAAGAAATGGTATTGCTGATTGGATGGTTGGACACTCTGGCGTAAATGGTGGAACAACCCCGTTTAACTATTACCTAGTGTTAAACAGCACAGCCACACAATCGGCAGACTCAACAGCATGGAACAATACTGCTCCGACAAGCACAGTGTTTTCTTTAGGTTCTGGCGGTAATGTAAATTCAAATACCGCAACCAATGTAATGTACTGCTTTGCCCCAGTAGCAGGCTATTCAGCCTTTGGCAAATACACAGGCAACGGCAGCGCTGATGGTCCGTTTGTGTTCTGCGGGTTTAGGCCGAGGTTTGTGATGTTTAAACGTACAGACAGCGCTGGCTCATGGTTTATGGAAGACACATCACGCGGTACTTTTAATGTGATGGGGCCAGAACTTTATGCCAACTCGTCAGATGCTGAAGGACCTGTAAGTCGTTTGGATGTTCTATCCAACGGTTTTAAAATGCGTGCAGCAAATGCTGGAGACAATGCCAGCGGCGGCACTTATATCTTTATGGCCTTCGCCGAAAACCCATTCAAAAACTCCCTCGCGAGGTAATCCATGTTCACACTCAACAGCTCCCCAATATCACCCGACACGGCGTTCAGCGCTGGCGGCATCCAGTACCCTGCGAACTGGCTGCGCCTTGCCTCGGCTGATGAGAAAGCAGCAATAGGCATTGTGGAAACGCCAGACCCTGTGCGCGCCGACGACCGTTTCTACTGGAACGGCGACCTGTCGCTGCCCAAGGCGGTCGAGGATGTGCTGGCGACCACGGAAGACGGCAGCCCGCTGATGGTGCAGGTCTATGACCCCGCCACCGAGGCGATGCTGGACACCGATCAGCAGGTCATCACCCGAGGGCTGAAGCATTCCATGATCGCCCAGGTCAAGCAGACCGCTTC